GGTGTTCCGGCATCATAGAATTGTGCCTTCAGGCTTTTGATAATAGGTTGTGGGATGCCTGTACTGCGATTTTAGACGAAAACTTCCCAGATAACCAGACAAACGGCAAAAAACAAACTGCCAAATATCTAAAGGAATTAGGATTGAAGGCCGAATGTAAAGAAAGAGCAGTAAAATTCGCCCACAAGTATTTTGACGATGACTTATTAAAATTAACATATTGTTTGAAAGATGTCTATAACTGGAAAGATTACTACGATTTAACAAAGACATTCAAATCGATAGATTACACTCAAATGGTTGAAACTGAGGACAATACCAAGTTAGAACAAGAAGTTGCGTGTGCTGGTGGAGCCTGTTTAGTCTAAACGGTGTATATTACAAAGGAAAGGAATAGTTAGATGGCTAAAATTATTTGGAACGAAAAGGGTGTTTGTATCACAAGCCATCCTCATAACTTACATCTATATTGGGCAGATTTAGACGAGATCATGCCAAAATTAATACATTATCAGATAGAACACAAAAAGTGGCTCAAGCACATAATTGATGGTCGCCAAAAAGAACTAGATAATCTCCAAGAACACTAAAAGAAGGTCTCTACAAGTGCCCAACTATAACTTTTCCTGCAAAAATTGCGGTGACATTGAACTTTTTATGCCCTTTGCGGATTATGACGAATTTAAGTCAAGGTGCCCACGATGTAAATGTAAGATGGCAAGAAATTACAAAGCCGATAGAATAGTCGCACGAGATACAACATCTAAGATGACACTAGGAACTTTCGCCGAAAGACAAGATGCTAAACTCAGTCACGACGCTAAAGCTGCGATGAAATATGAACAAAACAAATACAAATATGAAATTCCCGAAGGACCCTTGCCAGAAGGTATGGAATATGGCAAGAAGATATTAAAGGATAATCCCACCTAAACCCCCGGAGTATTATGATGAAATATGATATGTCTGAATTCCTTCAACCTGCCAATCCCAAAAAAGCAATGAAGGGATTTCAAGAGCCGCCACAAGTACGAACGGCGTGCTACACCTTTCGAGACAAGGCCACCACATTTGACTCTGAAGGTCGTCCGATAGCTGAAACAGATTTCTTAACATATGCCAAATCTATCGTCACAAACGGCACAGTACGATTTTTCATACGTCAAAACGGCCAAGGTACTTTCTATGATCCTAACGATATGTATGGTAATCCCAAAAGTCAAAAGCAACGTATCATCAAAGATGGAAGCATAGATTTCCGCGAAGTGCAAGAGGTGATTTTCAATTATTACATAATGTTTCTCATAAATGGGAATAAAGCGAACTTAACACGAGCTAACAAGGAGTCAATATGAAAACCGGAAGATTAAACACAGTAGATAAATATGCCATTCAAGCAATGCATAGTGAAAATAAAACCATTGAGGAAATAGCCAAGGTGGTAGATCGCAGTGTTAAGGCGGTGAATAACTATATCAAGATTGAATTAGCAAAGTTGCACGAAACTATTGGTAATGTCACAGCCGAAAAAGAGATGGAAGATCACCAGCAGCGAGTTGCTTCTACCGAAAAGGCTGGATTTCAAACACGAAGAGGTGAAGACAAGCAAGCAATAGCAACTATAGCCACTCCCGTCGCATCAGAGCACGGAGATGAAGCTCGTAAGAAACAGGCCATGAAGACTCAGGCTGATAAAAACAAGGCATTTAAAGGAAGCGTATTTAAAATTAAAGAAAACGAAATGATGTAGACTGCGTCGGCTAAAAGGTGTAGGTCGCTGCCAGTGGCAGTTACTTTAAAAAGGCTTTCGCGGTGCCAGCCTGGCGAAACTGCGATACTTTATTTTTTATAACCACGTAGTGAGGGCTCCGCAGGATGGGAAAACAAAGGACCGAAAAAAGCAAGTATCCTTCTCGCTATTCCAAAGGATTCGTTACAGCCACTCAGTATATCTTAGAGTTAATTTGTGAGCGACAAGCAGTAAAGGAAAAAACGGACCTTCCAATGCAATTTTGGAATCAACCTAGATGGAAGGCCATTTTCACCAGACAACTTAGGAAAGTACACAAACTTCTAAAATCGTATCATGAACGGGCGGTCATTCAGGCCGTTAAAGAGAACCCAAAAACCTATAGTCTTTTGGCTCCATGGTTTGATGAACTCGTAGAGAAAGAACAGGCCATATTGGATACGCAAGAAAAGTTACGAAATGATGCAAACAAAAATCAACAACAAAACCCAGAAATTCAGAGAACAACAGAACAGCACAATAGGCCCAAATTCGCCCAAAAAAACGTATTAGACAAACTCGGGGATTTAGATTAGGAATACTAATGGAAGTCAATTGTTCGTGCAGTTTAGATTATGACGGATACAATGAGTTTGAAAGTCTCAATACGCCAATTGCACGTAAAAGGCATAGGTGCTGCGAATGTGAAAGTATAATTATGCCAAAAGAAAGATATGAAAGATTTTCAAGCAAATTTGATGGTGACTTTTTTTCATATGCTACATGTAATACATGTGCGGCAATACGTAGAGATTATGGCAGATGTGCATATATGGGAGACCTAAGGCAGGCAGTACGAGAATGTCTCGGTGTAGACTATGTTACAGGAGAAATTGATGATGAATAAAATAAATAAATACAGGGCGAAAATTAAAGCACTAAAAGCCAAAATTGCCCAAGTTCGTGACGGATGCTTACATAAGGATTATACCAAAACGGGTGAAACTAATAATCACGATGGATGGTCTAAGGGTTGGATAAAAGTATTTGAAAAAAGATGTTGTAACCAGTGTGGTGAAAGATTTCAAGTGCAAACTCATAGCAAGATGGTAAAAGGAGTATTTAACGTATGACAAAAAAGAACAAGAACGTTGTTTGGGCCAATTCAATCAGTTCGTCAGGCTTATTTTCTACAAAGCCAGTAAAATGTACCAATAAATATATCCATCAAAACTATTGGAATAAGGACGGTAGTTTTGGCATCGGCAACAAGTTGGGACTGGTACAAAACGATAATATTATATACTTTTCATCCAAATCTAAAGAAGAGGTTAAAATTTGGACTTCTTATGTTATGTCGTGCATGAAAATGTTGCAAAAGTTAATTATGCTACGCCCTAATAAGGACGATAAAGATGGACGTTGAAAAAAACATAAAAAAAGAGTTCGGTGATAACGTCTTGGTTGATGGTAATTTTATCATTGATGCTCCTCATGCCATTATTCCTTTTTCTCCTAATTTGGATGTAATTATTGGTGGAGGAATTCAAGAGGGAACTTTCACAATTATAACAGGAAATCCAAAATGTGGGAAAACAACTAGCGGCCTAACATTTTTGGCCAACTGTCAGAAGCCCGAATACGGAGGGAAACTTTGTCCAGAAGGTCGTGAAATTTATTACTACAATATAGAGGGCAGAATACAACGTCGGGATTTACTCGGTATTGAAGGATTGGACCCATCAAAAATAAAATTCATTACATCTGAGCCGGGCAATATTCTAAATGCCGAAAAGTTCTTAAAGATGGCCATACAATTAATCACAAACAAACCGGGCTCGGTTCACTTTTTTGATTCATTTTCTGCTTTATGTACTGATGCCGAAATGGTCAACGACATGGATAAAATGCAAAGAGCGGATGGAGCCAAATTATTAGCCAAATTTTGTCGCAAGATTTCTAATACCATTCCGGTCAATAGAAATATTATCTTGGGTGTTATTCATTTAATGGGTAATCCAACTGGATATGGAGCGTCTCTACAGGAAAAGTCGGGCAGGGCAGTACAATATCAAGTAGATGTAAAAATAAAAGCAACACAAGTTAAACCATGGATGTCTGGAGACACACAAATTGGCCAATCTGTCAACTGGAGATGCGGAACAAGCAACTTAACCAGTCCAGGAAAAAGTATTGATTCATATATCCGCTATGGGATTGGTATAGATAAGACATATGAATTGATTCAATTTGCCACAGATATTGGCATTATTGAAAAGGGCGGTTCCTGGTATACCTTATCTTTCATGGAAAATCCAGAAAAAATTCAAGGTGGAGATAAAGTCAGAACTTACTTGATTGACAATCCGGCGGTGTATAACTTATTGGAAGAGAAAATCGCTGACATATTGACATAAGCAAACTCAAAACGCAAACAAGCACGGCGGAGTTCACAGCGTCATTCTCGGCACAGGTCCGGGAGTTCAGAATCTCATTCCGCCGTGCATAAAACAAAACGGAGCAGAATTATGAAAAATCCAATACGAATAGCCGCCCTTTCCTTATTGTTGGTGTTAATTTTTTGTTGCACCACATTTGGACAAGTTCCTCGTAAATCAGTAGTTCGTATTCTGGCTCCATATAATGGGGGTTCTGGTGTAGCCGTTGTATATCAAGACAAAGTAGGAATTTTCACAGCACACCATGTTACAGGAAGTCATAAAAGAGTCATAATGACTCATGATGGTAAGAAATATACGGTTAATTTGGTATCATATGATTCCAGACAAGATTTCGCCATGTTTATTGGTCCGGGATTACCAAGAGAAGAATGTGCCACATTTGCCACCGTAGCTCTGAGAAGGGGAGACAAGACAGTTTTCGCCGGAATGAGACGGGGAGAATATAGAGAGGTAGAAGGAACGTATCAAAGAAAAAGAAGTAATGGATGGATTGTGGTTTCAGGTCAGGCCCGCAGTGGAGATAGTGGCGGACCAATCTTTAATGGAAAAGGAGAATTGGTTGGTCTTGTAAGGGCTACATCTCCATATCCTGGAACAAACGTAGCTGTTGACAAAAGTTATACGCTTGGACCTGCTAGTGGTAAACTTCGTGTAATGTTTGATAAAAAATTAATTCGTGATAAATTATGGCATGACAAATTAGAAAAAGACAAACAAGAAGCAGAAGCAGCAGCAAAAGCCAAAGCGGAAGCAGAAGCCAATGCCAAAATAGAAGCCGCAGCAAAGGCAAAAGCAGAGGCACAGGCCAAACTTAAAGCTGAGGCCAAAGCAAAGGTAGAAGCAAGAGCGGCAAAAATAGCCAAAGCAAAAGCTGACAGAATAAAGGCGGCAAAAGCGAAAGCAGACAAAATAAAAGCTGATGCCAAGGCAAAAGCCGATAAAATAAAGGCCGACAAGGCAAGAGTGGCCAAGGCCAAAGCTGATGCTAAAGCCAAGGCTGACGCCAAGATTAAAGCCAAGATTCAAGCGGATGCTAAAGCTAAGGCAATTGCAAAGGCAAAGGCTGATGCAAAGAAAAAGGTTGAGCCCAAAGTTGAACCGATTGAGCCAGATGTTGTCGAACCGAATACTGAATCGTCTGAGCCTACCAAGTCAAAGTTTCAATTAAGAATGGAACAGTTACATGATGCTCGTCAAAGACGAATACAAATCATGCAAAAAAACCAACAAAATAGACAGGACAATAGAAGTCAAAAAGTACAACCAAAACGGAGAGATAGGAATGTTACGAATTAAATATCAATCATCTCAGCCAATTATTAATGGTGAACCTATGACGAACACAACGGGTTCAATAAAAACCAACTTTAACTTACGACAAAGTTTTTGTTCATGTTCGACGATACAGAAAAAACATTTGGAATACCATTACCAAAATTGTGGAAACCAAGAAGGGCTGGAACAAGTTGGGTGGCATATTGATGGTGTTGACCATTTTTTTGATCCTCTTTACTTAGTTGGTTTAGATATACTTGAGAGACATCCGTGTTTGAAAATTCCAAGTGTCTTTAAGACAGATGAAGGGAAAGTCAAGTTTTAGTTCAGGATCTACAAGGAAACGAATCCCAGTTGAAACTCAAAGGACGTATTCCAAAGAGTCGCTCCCAATATCATCTTTTGGCTCGTGAAATTTTGGGCAGCATATTTTTGTCTGCACCAATTCTTGAGGAACTTTCTATCCAAGTCCTTCCTGGCGAAACTCTTTACTTAGATTTTTTTATTCCTTTATACCGTGTAGCGGTTGAGGTTCAGGGAGAACAGCATTTTTCTTTCAACACTCATTTTTACAACTCAAAGTTGGATTTCTTGAGACAGAAACGTAATGATAAACGTAAACGGGAATGGTGTCAAATTAACGATATTACTTTGGTGGAACTTGATTATAGGGAGAAGAAAACATGGAAAAACCAATTTTAAAGTGGGAAAATGAATATAGCGACATAACAATAGATGAAATTGTAGCATGGCACGCACGACATCCGCAATATCCAACACAAACTATTACAATTGTGCCGTTTGAAGATATGTTTGTAGTTAAGCTTCAGGGCTGTTCCTTGTATAAAGTTGAAACATTTGAAGAGGCTCAAGAATCATGTGAGGAAAATGTTAACTCTAATCAACCGTCTGAATTACAAAGGGAATAATAAAAATGCCAACGGTTAAAGACAGATTGGAACTCCTTGACAAAACCTTGGAAGATTATGAAACCTTTCTTGGTTTGCCCAAAATCAAAAGCCCAGGTAAAGAAGAAGAACTCAATAAATATTTGGAAATGAACAGAAATCAAATTGAATCTCTTACTCCTCAGGATTGTGCCGAAATTTCTTTACGGTTGAGTCAATATTCCTTTTATCTTCAACGACTCTATAATAGAGAAGTGGCAAAACGAGAATGGGCTCAATCAAACCTAAACAAGGCCGTATCTCAAAAATACCAGCAATATAAAAACATATACAATCACGATATTAAGGTGGCGGCGATAATCCAGGAAGACGAATACGCCCAAAAATTATATGACGTTGTTACTTACGCTACACAAAGATGCACCAGATTAAACTACTTATCTACCAATTTGACAAACTTGTCTAAAGTTTTGTATTCAAATCAACAGGCAAAATTACAAAAGGTATAGCCCTGCGGGAGCAATAAAATGGCAGAAAAGAGAATGACAGTTAAAGACCTATCAGAAAAAGTTGACAAATTATCTGATACGATGACACGGTTTATAGAAATGCAGATGGCTCAGACCCAAGTTCCAGCCGAAATTATAGATGGTCCTGAAATATTAGAAATTTCTTCAGATTCCTCCGCAGGAGGGGTTGACTCTCCCCCGAAATCTGCTATAATAGAGACACAGCCACAACTGATGCCGGACACCAGAACGCCTATCCCAGCCGTTGCAGGACAGCCAGTACAACAAAAACTGCCGAGCAAAGAGAAGCAATGCAGAACGCTTAGTTTTACGAGGAAAAATAGACCAAATAAATTCATAGAAATGATGGGAGGAGACGAATGTTTGGCTCAAACCGAAACGGCAGATATAGAGTTGGATAAAAAGTTATCTGGTGATATTACCTTAACGCCAAGAGGGCAAAGACAAGTTGTAGTAGTACAAGCTATATGTAAAAAGTGCCAACAGATGTTTAACGTAAACGCTAACCATGTAGAAAGAGATCCTGAGTCTCATCAATATTTGTTTGTGTGTGACACTTGCTTAGAAGGAATGTAATTAAAGGAGATAAAACAATGATATTGGCTTTACTACTTATTATGCTTGGATGTTACGGTTTCTTAGGTTATACAGTAGCCAGTTGTGGTATTTTATATACTACTTGGCAATGGTGGGCTATTATAAGTTTAGTGTTATGTATTGATATATGTCGTGGTATTAAAACTAAATTAGTAGTAGATGAAAAATGGTCTACCAATTTACGTGAGATTATTGAAGAAGAAAGGACAAAAAATTGATATGAAACACATAAGCGTTGCACAGCTTCAATTTATTATGACAATGGATGAGGCACTAGCTATTTTCAATGTCCTTACACAAGCGGACTCGGATAATAATCAATATATTGGAACTATTTTGGAAGAATTTTATCTGGAACTAGAAGAGAGTATGTAATTTTAACGTCGCAGACATGATGCAAAAGAAAATTATCACCAAAAACAACAAAAACAACACAAATAGGCACGGCGGAGTTCACAATGTCATTCTCGGCACAGGACCGGGAGTTCAGACCCTCATTCCGCCGTGCAACAAATCACTGTAATTTAATTTAAGGAAGATATTGAATGTGGTCCGACCCGGTAGCAGAACGAGGCATTTTAAGTGGAATTTTCCAATATGGACCAGATGCGTATAATGATGTCTCAGATTTAGTTCAAGACGACACTTTCACCATAGATTCAAACATAGTTATTTACAAATGTCTCAAGGAAATATTAGAAGATGATAGAAAGCCCGATATTCCATCGGTATATTCGGTTTCAAACGAAATAGGATACAAAGGATTCTTTGACAAAAAGTCCGAAGCTGAACATCTTCAGGCTATCATATCTCTTCCTGTAGAATTAGCAACTGTCAGAAAATTTGCAGCCAAAATTCGTAAACTTCAAATCGCCAAGCTATTGGCATATCAGTTAGGAAAATCACAAGATAAACTTCAAGATATTACCGGGACGGAAACCGTTGCACATATTCTAGGTTTGGCGGAAGATTCTATTTTTGACTTTACTAGTCTATTAAATGACGATAGTCAGACGAAAAAGTTGGGACACAATGCTGTAGAATACATTCAACATTTGGCTGAAAATCCAGTAGAACAAATCGGTATTTCAACGGGCTTTCCTATTTTTGACCAAGCCATTGGAGGAGGGTTACGACCTGGAGTAACCATTGTTGGTGCTAGACCGAAGATTGGTAAAAGCATCACGGCCTCCAATATGGGATACTCAATAGCTGCCAGTGGCATACCCGCACAAAACCTTGACACAGAAATGCTTCAGGAAGAACAATTGTGCCGAGCTATAGCGATGATGACCGAAATACACATTGACAAAATTGAAACAGGAAAGTTTGCAAAAGAGCCACACGCATACCAACAAGTAACTCAAGCTGCTAACAAAATCAAAGATATACCATATTATCACGAAGGTATTTCCGGAGTACCTTTGGAAGACCAACTTGGTTTGATGAGACGATGGATTACCAAAGAAGTAGGATTAAATTCAGATGGAACAGCAAAACCCTGTGTAATTATTTACGACTATCTCAAGTTGATGGACACAAAAGAGATTTCATCCAGTCTACAGGAACACCAACTTTTGGGCTTCTTGTTAACAGCATTACAAAATTTTGGGCTAAAGTATAAGGTTCCCATTTTGGCCTTCATGCAACTTAACCGAGATGGGATAAATAAAGAGGGTACAGAAGTTGCAAGCGGTTCAGATAGACTAACATGGTTCTGTACAAGTTTTTCAATTCTCAAGAGTAAGTCAGACGAGGAAATTGCCGAAGATGGTCCTGAAGCAGGAAACAGAAAATTAGTACCAATCATATCTCGCTTTGGACCCGGAATGGAATATGGTGATTATATCAATTGTCACATGAAAGGCTGGTGTGCCAAAATTACTGAAGGTAAAACGAAATTCGAGTTACACAATCAGCAGGACAAAGATACAGGATTTGAAACAGATGACGACGGAGAACAAAAGGCGTTCTGACGCAAAGCGAGATAATACAAACTACACCCAGGCAGAACTTCAACTCTTATGTAATAAGTTGACGGCAAAATGGTCCGAATTATTAGAAACATTAAATATTGAAAGTTATTATAATAACAAGAGATATGTGACAATGCCGTGTCCAGTTCATGGTGGTGACAATTCCGCAGGCGTAACATTATATATTGAGGGATACACAGAACCAGGAAGATGGAAATGTAACACGGTGGGATGTCAGACCCATTTTCATTCATCAATTTTGGGTTTTATTAGAGGTGTTTTATCTCATCAAAAATTTGGATGGACTTGCTCAACCGACCAATCCGTCACCTTCGGAGAAACACTTAAATTTGCCGAAAGATTTCTAGGTGGTGACAAGGTTCATATAGACGCAGGCGAAGCGGAAAAACAACGATTCACAAACTTGGCCAAAACACACAAAAAAACAAAAAAGAAGCCAGAAGGAATGCCACGGTGGAAAGTAAGAAAGTTGCTTGAAATTCCGGCTACTTATTATGTTAATCGTGGTGTAGATTCTAAACTATTAGACGATTATGATATTGGGTTTTGTAACGACAAAAGTAAGGATATGTATCACAGGGCAGTAGTTCCCGTATACGACCCAACGGGAACTGTCATGGTAGGTTGTACCGGCAGACATACAAACGGAGGAAGTCCGAAATGGCGTCATTCCAAAAATTTTCCATCTGAAACCACTTTATATAACCTTTGGAATGCCAAAGAGCATATTAAGAAACTTCATTCCGTTGTACTTGTAGAATCCCCAGGGAATGTCTTGAAACTTCTTCAGAACGGTGCGTATAATATAGTGGGATTGTTCGGAACAAGCCTAAAAAAAGGACAGGAAAAACTACTTCAGACGCTCTCTCTTTACACAGTAAACCTACTCTTAGACAACGACCCTGCGGGGCTTCACGGTACAAAGGCTTTACAAGATAAATTGTCCAAAATTTACGACGTTAATGTCATTACTTTTGAGGGGTATGAGGACGTGGCGGATATGCCAAACAACCTCGTCAAGCGTGTAATCGTTCCACAAATTCGTAACTACCTGCTGTAAACAGCAGGGGGAAAAGGAGAAAAAATATGCAAAAACCAACCTGTGAACAAATTTGGGAAGATGAACTTGGCGAACCAATTTATAGTGAGTTTCAGGACATGGAGGATGGCGGAACCCGTATAAATGTATATAAAAGAGATGACGACACATATTGGGAAGTAGGATATAGAGTTAGTACAGATGGAGAAACTAACGGATTAAGAGAAGGTGATGCTCATATTTGTCAAGTTAAACCCGAAACGCAACTTGTTACAGTATATGTTGCTGTAGAGGATATAGAATGATACAAAAATTTAGAAAGAAACCTGTAGTTATTCAGGCATTTCAGTGGACCAGAGAAATTGCTGAACATGCTCCGGAGTGGTTGTGTGATTTAAACATACCAGGCACTATCGACCAAGTGCATAAATGTGCGTATATTGATGTTGATACATTAGAAGGTAAAATGACAGTCAAACTTGGTGATTGGATTATTCAAGGTGTACAAGGTGAATTCTATCCGTGTAAACCAGACATATTTGAACAAACTTATGAATTGGTGGACGAATCGTGAAAAAATTTAAAATCCAATTTGAATTTCCAACAGAAGAATCCCGCAATCGTTTTTTGGGCTGGATGAGCGATGGCGGTGGAGAGGTAGCATTTTTTGACTCAGAAGAATATGATATATCAGATGAAATCAAAAGAATGGATTATACAAGAGCGTTCCCTGCTTGGGGTTATGAGCCGTCAATGGGACAACCTGTTGTAGTATGTGAATCTCATTAATATTAAAAAGGGCTACGCAGTATGAAAAAAACAACTATTTATATTGCCAATGATGGTCAACAATTTGCTTCTGAATTTGACTGCCACAAACACGAAGCGGCTATAGTTGGTCTAATACATATGTGCCCAAAATGTAAAGGGAAAGGTACACAAAATGGTGAACGAATTACGGAAGATAGAGTAGACGAAGAGGCAACGGCATGGGGAGGACAATTTGGCCCAAGTGTTTATAAAAAGATATGTATTGGATACGTTCAAAACGAATGCAATGTTTGTGATGGCTGGGGATGGTGCAAAACAAAAAAACAACCAATTACTCAAACCAAAATTATAGGTTGGACATAACATGGAGCCAATTATTACTTACGAACACGAATATACCGACTACACAAGAGTGAAAAAAGAATGGAATTATGAAAAAATTTTGGAACTATTTCCCGATGATGATGGTTCTTTAGTTAATCCATTAGTAAGAAGATGTCAAGAATATGAATTAAGAATTAAAACACTAGAAAATGCTATTAGAAAACACCAAGATAGCATGACGGACGATGGTGAAGAAGCGATGAATGAAGAATTTGAACTATGGTCAGTTTTGGATAATTAGAAGTGGAGGAAGAATAATGATATTAGTGCTGGAAGATGACAAACAACGACAAAAGTTTTTCCGTTCAAAAATCCCTTCATGCGACATGTTTGACACAGCTCCTGATTGTATAGCAGCCATAGAAAAAGAAGATGAAACTATCGGATTACTTTTTTTAGACCACGACCTTGGCAACGAACAATTCGTAGACTCTACGATAGAAAATTGTGGTATGGAAGTAGTCAGGTGGATTTGCAAAAACAAACCGCCAATTCGTCAAATTATCGTTCACTCGTTAAATCCAATCGCAGCACAAGAAATGGCGTACAAACTATATGACGCCAAATATGAAGTGGTGCAAATGCCATTTACTCAGTTGATAAATCAGCTACAAGATTTCAAGGACAAACGATGAACTTAGTGGTACATTGTAAACGAGATAAATATGACGTTTATATTGGAAGAGGTTCAAAATGGGGTAACCAATTTCATATAGGAAAAGACGGCACAAGAGACGAGGTTATTCAAAAATATCATGATTGGATTTTAACACAATCAAATTTATTAGAGGCATTACACGAACTTAAAGGTAAGGTCTTAGGATGTTGGTGTGCTCCAAAAGCATGTCATGGAGATATTTTAACCAAATTGGCAAACTAACTAAATTTTTAAATTAACAGGAGCTTCACAGTGACCAAAATTTTAGGTATTTCAGGCAAAAAGGGTTCAGGCAAAAACACCGCAGCTAACTTCATTGTGGGTCTCCACATGATTAAGTTGGAATTAATCCCCACGGGAAAAGACGGTACTCCCACGGGAAAGTTTATTATTACTCCCAAGGGACAGTTGTGGGTTTCTCACCTACGGGTAGGAAATGAATATCAAGAAATAAATGGAGTAATTGATATAGCCAACCCAGACCCAGATTTACGTTTGTACTTAATGGAGAATCTTCATCCCTTTATTAAACTGTACAGCTTCGCGGATGCGTTGAAGTATATGTGTATCGGCGTATTGGGATTGACGGAAGAACAATGTTACGGAACAGATGACGATAAAAATTCGTTGACGCATCTTTTGTGGGAGAATATGCCGGGCGTTATCACGCCCGAAACTGCTGAGAACGCATTTGGTAATATGTTGTGTGATTGGGATACGGATATCAAAGGACATCATTATGGTTCGGATCAAATGTTAAAAGGTTTCGCTAAAATTGGTTTAACATATCACGAACCGGGTCAAATGACCGCCAGAGAGGTTCTTCAGTTTGTCGGCACGGGTATTTTCAGAAAGATGTATTCCAAAGTTTGGTGTGACACCCTTCGTCGCACGATTAAAGCTGAAAATCCCAAATATGCAATCGTATATGATGTTAGATTTGAAGATGAGTGCGACATGATTCACGAAGAAGGCGGAAAGGTTCTTCGCCTACCCCGACAACCTTTTGAAGATTCTCATGAATCTGAAACTGCCTTGGATGATTATCAAGGTTTTGATGTTACTTTGTTGAATGAAGTTGACAAAATTGGGTATCAGAATCAACAACTTTATGCAACTTTGGGTCCGATGGGATTTATACCACGGATAGAACAATACGCCAAATAACGAATGGGAGAATCAGATGAACTTAAAAGACGCCATCCGAAAAGGTGTTGATAACAATCTCATTGTATTTGATTCAGAGAATTTTGTTGTTCCCAATCCCATGTTGTCACTACGACTTGTTCTGTTGATGTTAGCAGTTGCGAAACTTAATGACATACAGCTTACACATATCGCAGTTGGTGAAGATGTGTTTAACAATGAAGACGAACAGGTAAACATCAACGATGTACATATCTATACTCAGGCAGAACTAAACCAAGGTGCCTCTATGCAAAAGTTCTTCGCCGATGAACTTGGGGGGTGTTATCCGTCAATCTTAGGAATTCAATCTAAAAGTATTATTGTTGGATATGGTAATGAACCTAAAGATGTTTTATTAGGAGCAATATAATGAACAAAGGCATGATTACAAATATTATACAAGATTATCAAGAAGCCGACCCGGTTTATCGAGAAAAGCAGTCGTTGGCAGAATGGGTATCCCAACACTTATTAGAAGCGGAAAAAACTAAAAAAGCCCTATATAACCACAAGCGAAATGTTGAGCAAGCACGTAAAGACTATGACCGCAAATTAACCGAATTAAAACAGAAGTTATATCAAATACAAGAACTGTGTCCTCATTGGACTTTTACACTTTATAGAGATGCATCTGGCGGGAACGACTCTGAAAACATATGTGACTTATGTGACAAAACACTTTAACTGAAACGACGTAGTCATGACAAACTCGTTTAAGGTAATTATTGCGGGTTCTCGTAATATCACAGACTATTCTATTGTACTAGATGCTGCTCATAAATCTAATACTATCAAAAAAGCAACCCAAATAGTTAGTGGTACGGCACAAGGGGTTGATACGTTAGGTGAGCAAGTAGCCAAAAGACACAATATTCCAATTAAAAGATTTCCAGCAGATTGGGATAAATATGGTAAGTCTGCCGGATATAGAAGAAATGAGGAAATGGCAGATTATGCCGACGCTCTTTTAGTTATTTGGGATGGAGAGTCTAAAGGTACAAAGCATATGATAGATTTGGCCAAAGCCAAGGGATTAAAAATATACATTTATAAGGTATAACAATGTTGGTAACATATTTTCGCAGTTCTTCGTATAATAATTGGGACGGTTGTCGTCTTGATTATTTCATTAAATACGTATTAGGATGGAGGGATAAAAGTGGATTAGCCGCCTGTAAAGGTACAATTGTACACAAGTTGATGGAAATCTTAGCTCATATACAAAAAGCCAAACAAGATGGAAAAAAGCAGATAACTCATAAACCGTTCGGAGTGTTAAAGGTCAAGGACTACCAAGACGATAAACATATAGGCTCCTTGTTGACGACAGTCTATAACTACTTTTCCAAAAATGAGTCTCACCTAACATGGGCTAAGAAGGATCGGAAAGAAGTTGAGAAATGGACTTGGCAAGCCTTAGAATTTAATAATGGACAGTTTGATCCGAGAAAACAAGACGTTGTAGACCCTGAACCATTCTTTGATATTATGATAGATAAGGGATGGGCGAAGTACACATTTGGTGCAAACAAAAAGGTAGGCCAAAAACAAAAGTCGCCCAAAATTAGTGGAACCCTAGCAATCAAGGGAACAATTGACCTAGTAACACGAGTTGCCCCGGGCGTCTATGAGGTTATCGACTATAAAACGGGAGGAACAAACAAAGATTGGAACACCGGAAAAGAGAAGACGTACCAAAATTTGTGGGACGATCCTCAACTGCTGATGTACAATTATGCGGTTCATAAACTTTATCCGGATTGTAAGCAATGTATTTGTACTATCTATTTCATTAGGGCGGGTGGTCCTGTTTCTATTCCTTTTGAGAAATCTGATTTAGTAAAATGTGAGCAAAAATTGAAACAAAGGTTTGAGGAAATAAAAGAGTGTGTCAGACCGAGACAAAATAAGTCGTGGAAGTGTTCCAGATTTTGCGATTGGTCAAAGGAAACTTACAAAGACAAGGGGATTAACGTAGTCACGAAAAATGGACAGCCCGTTAGCATGTGTGAACAAACAAACTATGCCTTGCAGAAGCACGATATAGATACAGTAGTCAAACATATGTCACGAAAAGATTTTGACATTAATTTTTACCAAAATCCTGGAGAAGTGTAAATGTCCAATGTTGACCGTCTTTTAAATATTTTTGATTTATACTTTGCATTATGCGAAGTTGTTAAATCAGAATATATAGCTGAATGGCTACATGCAAAAAATCGTGCATTTGGAAATAGAACGCCTTTACAAGTTATCCTGGATGGAGACATAGATTTATTATGGGAGATGGTCTATCAATTAAGGTCAGGACAACCAAC